GTTAGCAATTCTAAAGCGCAGATATACGCTTTGGTTCATGATGATGATTTCTGGAGGCGTCTTCTAAAATGAAATGGTTAGTAATAATTCTCACAGCAATGTTTACAGGCGCACGATTAGCCGGTGCAATTAATTGGGATTGGTTATTAGTATTCAGCCCAGCAATTATTTATGTGGGATTCTATGCAGTCTTATGGATCATTGTACTAATCACATTGATTATCTATGGGATAGTTTATTGGATTAAGGAACGTTAAAAGAAGGAGCGTAAATAATGTTTAACAAGAGAGCTGAAATTGATAACTTAAAGCTTAAAAATCATAAGCTAAAGCTTGATGTCTCTGATCGAGATAGAGAGATAAGCCGTCTTAACTCAGGCATAAAAGAAATGTCAAAGCATTACTCTGAAAGATGTTCTAAGCCCTATGTTAGTGCTGATATGGCTACGAACATCAAGTTAGATACTGCTGAGATGGCTAAGTTTATTAACGCATTATCACAGGCTCTAAGTGCAGTGCCACAGCATGAAGACAAGCAAGACAAAGAAAACCAGCCAAAGATTCATGAGTTGTCAAGCCAACCATTAGGAGTATATGAGAACGGCAAATTAATAAAATGTTGGTTGAACACAGATGATCACAAGATGGTAGAACTGTTGAGCAAACCTAACACACGACTGGCCATCATTGAGGATGATGAAGATGCCTAGAGTGCACATATGCAATGAGCACGGGTGCCGAAAGGTCGTTCCACTGAAACAGCGGTACTGCGAAGAACACGCCAAGTTACATCAACCATTTCAAGATGTAACAAAGGAGGAACGTCACAGATATTACAAGTCCTACAATGCAAACAATCGAGACCATCAAGCTAATGAGTTCTATCACAGCAAACAGTGGACGACAGTAAGAAACTATGTGGTTAATCGTGATATGTATTCGTCAGCAGTGACTGGCAGAGTGCTAGGTGACCACGATCTAATTGTTGATCATATCATAAGACGAGATATATGCGATGATCCATTAGACACTAGCAATCTATGGTGTCTATCACGATCAGAACATGCCATCAAGACGAAGATTGAACATGATATGCTAGCCAAGCCTAATGGCAAGAACATCATTAAGCATATGGCTAGAGACCGATGGATAAAATACATTAGAGAAAGAACAAAATCATCAAAATAATTTACAAAAATACTTAATATGTTCATAATTATCCCCCCCGGTGGGCAATCATGGAAGAGCAATGCCAATGGAACCGTCGTGCAAAAAAATCCGAGTTATTATTTTTTCATTTTTGAGGGGTAAAAGGCTATTACATCAACAATTAAAGCTCGAAAAGGGTACCTGTCAGCAAAAATTATTGATGTATATAAATGCTGATGTATCAAGGATTGGAGCAGATTGTAGAAATAAGGGGGTACCTGTTAAATGGGGCGAAAACCAAAATTGACTAACGATAAAAAAGACGAAAAATATCAACGTGATGCAACTAGTGACTTGCTGGAAGCAACTAAAGACTTAGACCAACTTCAAATTACTCCGCCAAAAGTACTTCAAGGTAGAGCACGCTATATGTATGAGCAGTTAGCTCCTGAGCTTGTTAATAGCTCGTGGGTTAAGAATCTTGATTTACAAATCGTGGTTAGTCTCTGTATAAGCTATCAAATGCTTTATAACGCTTACGATGATATTAATAAAATTGGACAGGCCTACATGACCGAAAACGGTGTGATCAAGAAGAATCCTAGTGTTGACGTTGTGAATAATGCTATTAAGAACATCAAAACATTATCGAGTGAACTGGGGTTAACACCTGCCAGCCGGGCAACACTATTTAATGTGGATGACGAAGACGACGGTATGTCGATTGATGATTTGCAAAAGGAATTTGGCTCATGATTAAGTTCAACGAAAATGATTTCAAGAACGTCATTGCACATTATCACGATCAAGCAATGGACTACTGTTTAGCCGTGCTAAATGGTGAAATTATTGCTGGTGAATTAATCCAATATGCTTGCTTACGCCATTTAAAGGACTTACAGCGGATTGATAATGACGAGAGTTTCCCATATATTTATTTAACTAAGCGGGCAGAAGGTATGATTAAATTCGCCGAAATGATTCCCGATGTGAATACCGGAGAATACCGGCCGTTAGCAGGATTTCAAAAGTTTATTCTGTCGATGATGGAAGGCTGGGGCGATCCCGAAATCGATGGAAGTCGCTTCAAAATCAATTTAATCAGTATGGCTCGTGCAAATGGAAAATCGGACTTGGCTAGTTGGATCAGTTTACGTGATTTCTTAATGGGGCGGCCAAAGAACACACGGCAAATTATTGTTGCTAGTTTGTCTGTTGCACAATCAGAAACAGTTTACAGCTATATTCGCAAGGCATGGCATAGCTTAGCCAGAACACCTTATTTTAAGCAGTTTTCCAAGTTGGTTAATGATAACAGCCAAGAGATGCGGATTAGTAGCCAGAACACCAAACTAATTAAACTAAGCGCAGAATCTAAAGCGGGTGGTAATTCGTATCACCCTAGTTTGATTGTTCTCGATGAATGGCACACATTTAAGGACCGCGGGTTTGTTGACTCTCTTACTAGTGGGAATATTATGAACCCGAATGCGCGTTTTGTGTACATTTCAACAGCAGGCATTGATCCACGTGTTCCTATGCGTGAGGATTATAGCAATTACTCCGAGCGGTTGAAGAACGGGACTATTGATGATACTGTTCTATTCCTGTGTTGGGAGCAAGATAGCGATGAAGAAGCATATAAACCAGAAGCCTACATGAAGAGTAATCCATTGTATGAAGTTCCATCACGGGCGAAGGTTCTGGCTAATACGTTGCCAAAGAAACGCACTGAATTTGAGAATAACGGAGATTTGCCAAAATTTCTGGTCTACCAGATGAACCGCTGGCAAAATGCCAAAAAGAACGCGTATATCCCACTGGAATTGCTGAACAAGGCTGTAAGCGATGAACCATTTAATTTCGATGGTAGAGACGTGTATATAGGTTACGATGCGAGCTTGGCCAATGATGACACTTCACTAGTCTTCGTTTTCCCTTATGCGACCAAGCTAGGTGTTAACCGTTTCTACGTATATCAGCACACATGGGTACCAACAAAACAGGCAGGTGGATTAGAGGCTAAGATCAAAGCTGATGGGATTAATTACCATCAAGCTGAAATCGAGGGCTATGCCACCGTAACCGAGAACCGGTTTGGCACAGTCAACCAAGATGAAGTTTATCATTGGATGTTGGAATTTATTGAGGATCATAATTTGGCTGTAAAGGCTGTTGGTTATGACTCATGGGGTGCTGGATCCTTTATAAGGTCCTTAGAGGATCGCAAAGATGAGTGGTTGCTATTCCCCATTAGGCAAGGTGCTAAATCCCTATCAGAGCCAACAAAGTTCCTTCAAGACGCTTTCAATGAAGGAATTATTACGATTCCAAACGATCGTGTGCTCAAGGCAGGCTTGTCTAATGCAGTTTTGACGAGTAAAGACAATCAATTATTAATCGATAAGAACGTTAACAGCGCCAAAATTGACATGGTGGACGCTTTAATTGACGCGTTATATCAAGGTATGCTCCACTACACTAACTGGACACAGGAAAAAGAAGACTCCAAAAAAGTGTTTGGCGGCATGAATAATGATCAGATTAATGATTACTTCCATACGAAATTTACTTTTTAAGGTGATTAAAATGCTTAATTTAATTTTGAAAAACATTAGTTTAATACTCTGGACACTAAGCTGGCTAACTTTTACAATAGCCGGCTTTTTGTTTGCCGTAAAAGTAGGTTTGATTGTCTTAGGTGCTGGCTTACTTATAACGAGCTATTTATTAAATGTGAATGGGGGTGATTAATTGAAATTATTTCAAAAGCGGTCGCGAGTGCTTAACACTGGTATGCCGTTTTTCTTTTTGGGCAACGGCAAAACAATTACACCGAATACAATTGACGCAGATACAGCGCTACTTAATTCTGATGTATTCTCCGTAATCTTTCGTGTGAGTTCAGACATTGCAAGTGCTCATTTTACTAGTTCTAACAGCAACTTGGTGAACGTGCTTGAACAACCAAGCAAGGTCATTAACGGATACTCATTTTGGCAGTCAGCCATCGCACAGATGATGTTAACTGGCAACAGCTACATTTTGATTCATCGAACAAAAGGAAACATTACAGGATTGGAGACTTTCCCTTTTGACTGGGTACAAATAACATTGAATGATGATTCATCTGATGCAATTTACACTGTGAATTTTGATGATAATCGTGGCCAGCAGAACTACCAATCAACAGATATCATTCATCTACGGTGCTTTGTGTCGGGACAATATACAACTCAATTTGTGGGAATTTCACCATTGGATTCATTAGGACGCGAATTAGGCATTCAAGATTATTCTAATAAGTTAGCTTTGAGTGCACTCAAAAACGCAATCATGCCGAACTTTGCAATCACGGTTCCAGAAGGTCAACTAGATGCTGAATCGAAAGAGAACATCCGTAAATCGTTTGAAGAAGCGAACAGTGGCGACAACGCCGGACGAGCAATTGTTCTCGACCAGTCTGCAACGGTGAATGCTTTACAAATTAATCCTGATACAGCTAATTTGATTCAATCGGTCAATTTTTCACAGACACAAATTGCCAAGGCTTTTGTCATCCCGCTAAATTATTTGAACGGTGAGGGTGACCAACAATCTAGTTCTAGTGACTTGCAAAACTTTTATGCTAACAGCTTAACGGCTTACATCAGTCCGCTGCTATCCGAATTAAGCATGAAATTGGGTGCTCCTATTAGAATTGACACAAGTGATATTACCGACATCAATCATCAAGAATTGATTGCTAATGTTAAAGACCTAGCTACGGGTACAACACCAGTTTTGACTGCTAAACAAGCACAGCAAATACTACAGCAACGTGGGGCATTTCCTGAGATTGTTCCGCAAGATGTAATTGTCAACCAAGGAGGTGATCCACCAGTTGGAAATGACTAAGAATATTAGAACACTAGAAACAAAATCGCTTAAAGTGCGTAGTTTAGACGATGGGATTAAGCAGATCAGCGGCTACGCACTGACGTTTAACGAGCCTAGTTTACCGCTACCATTCATTGAATACATCAAACCAGAAGCACTCGACGGGTTAGACCTTAGTCAAGTGCTTCTATTGTACGGCCACGACTACAACAACGTCTTGGCTCGTGCAGATAGCAACACGCTAACGACCAAAGTTGACGACAAAGGATTGTACTTCGAGGCAACACTGGCTAATACGACATTGAGCAATGATGTCTATTCAGACATTGAAGCTGGCAACGTTAAGGGCTGTTCGTTTGGGTTTGATTTACCCGACCAAGGCGGCGATACATGGGCAACTGACGATCAAGGAAACACCGTTCACGTTATTACTCAAATTGCCAATATTGGTGAAATTAGTTTAACGCCAATTCCTGCATATACAGAAACATCGGTGCAAATTGAACGGTCTTACAAAGAATTTTTAAAAAAGGGAGCAAAGAAAGATATGGTAGAAAATCAAAAGGTAAATGAAGAACCGGTTCAACCAGAAACACCAGCAGAGCCGGAAAAAGTAGTAGCCCCAGCGGTCGATACCAGCGCGCTAGAGAGGGCAATCAACAATTTAACAGCTAAGTTTACAGATATGGCTGAAAATTCACGGAAACGTGATGATGGTGGCGATGAAATTCAGGATGACGCTAAGCCGAAGCCTACCGAAGAGCCACAAAAACGCGATGACGATGGTGACGAAATTCAAGATGATTCCAAGGATAAGATCGATGAAGAACCAAAAGTAGCCGTAAAACAAAAAGATGATAAGAAAGAAGGAACACGAAACATGGCAAAGGACATCACTCCAAAAAACCAAACAACTCAAGAGGAACAACAAAAGCGTGATTTTGCCGACTTTTTGAAGACAGGCCAGTTAAAACGTGACGTTACTGGTGGAATTGGGTTAGATGGTGGGAAAGTATTAATTCCTGAAACAATTCTGCCCGCGGAACATGAGCAACATCAATTTACACGTTTAGGCAATCTTGTCCGCAATATTTCGGTATCGACTACTACTGGTAAGTTGCCAGTTTTCCAAACTTCAAGTGACATTTTAAAGAAACACGCTGAATTTGGTAGCACCGTTCCTAACGCATCACCAGAAATTAAGCCAGTCACATGGGACTTAGGCACTTTTACAGGTAGTTATGTGTTTTCACAAGAACTGCTGACTGATTCAAGCTATGATTGGCAGTCAGAATTATCACAACGGTTAACAGAACTACGTGATAATACGGACGATTCACTAATCATTACGGCATTAACCAATGGTGTTACGCCTGTGACTACTACTGACTTAATTGCTGATCTCAAGAAAGCTATTAACAGTGACTTGAAGCCCGTCGACGCGCAAAATGCTTCAATTATTTTGTCGCAATCAGCATACAATTTGCTTGATCAAATGAAAGACACGCAAGGCCGTCCATTAGTTCAACCTGATGTCACAAAGGCCACAGGTCAATCAATTCTCGGCAAACAAGTTGTCATCATCGATGACTTATTGTTCCCAAGCGCTAAAACAGGTGACGTTAATGTAATCGTTGCACCGTTGCAAAAAGCAGTAATCAAGTTCAAGAATGCCGAAATTACAGGACAATTCCAAGATACTTATGATGTTTGGTACAAGCAACTTGGGATTTTTCTGCGTGAAGACGTAGAACAAGCACGGCCGGACTTGATCGTTTACATCACCGAAGCACCGTCAAAATAGCAGCCCCGAAGGTTGACGAAACTGATGTAGGGAACGATACGCAGCGAAGCTAAGCTAAGCAATAAGAGTCGCCTAAGAAATACACAATACCCTAACGGGGCGGCTATTAGAAAGGGAGTGATTTATTTGGACCCCACCACAATAATGACTGAACTAAATATTGATGAGACACCAGCTAATACAGCCTTGCTTACTAGTCTAGTTGGTCAAGCACAAGACATCATTATACACTCGGTCGATTCTACTAAGACGGTTGAGGACTATGCTGATAATTTAATTTTTCAACGTGCAGTTATCACCCTAGTTACTCAGCTTTATTACGACCGGACCATGTCAGGCGGTTTGAGTTTAGGACTCCGAATGATGATTAATCACTTGAAAGGTGAGGTGACTGTTAATGGCTAGTAGTAATCCAATTAAGACCACTTATCAGCCTTACCAATTTAATCGAATAGTTACTTTTGGTGACACAACGAGTTATAAGAATGCCGCTGGTGTACGAGTGCCAAAGTTTAACCCAGAATTTAATTTACACTTTTATCAAGTCAAGAAAACACTTACCCAGCAGTATATGGCACTTAAAACGGAGTATCAAGACACCATTAATTTAGTGGTTCATCACGATGCCCGAACTGCCGATATGACTGAATGCCAACTTGATGGGAATGCTAAAACTACCTATTCAATCATTGATTATTCACCAGATAACTCAACTTACCTATCTTATGACTACGTAACGATTAAGGACACGAAAAAGGTAGGTGCTTAATAATGGCTGGATTAGATGACGCCTTAAATGAATGGCTTAATGATGTGAAAAAAGTGGCCGAAATGACCCCAGCTAATCAAGCTAAGATCACTAAGGCTGGTGCTGATGAGTTGCAGAAAGTGTATACCGATGTTACTCGTGAGAAACATTATTCTAGTCATGACGATAAGAAATACGGTCATATGGCCGATCACGTCACTAAACAGGCGACTAATGTAGACGGCGTGAAAAATGGTGTAAGTTCCGTAGGTTGGGATAATCCATATCATGCAATGAATGCTAGACGGCTGAATGATGGGACAAAGAAGTATTCAGCTGATCATTTTGTTGATGATCTTCGCAATGACCCGGAAACCGTAGAAAAAGTAGTATTGGCTCAACAAGCAGAATATCAAAAGTTACTCAAAAAGATTGAAGGTGGTAGCTAGTGTTAACAACTACCATGGCCGCTAATCTAATTGAGGACGCCCAATTCCATCAAATTGATTCAGTATACACACTTAATCTACCCAAAGAAGCGCAAGAAAACGTAGATACAACTGTTGTGTTGATTCAGGACGTTAACTCACAGCCAGATATTGGTGGTAATGAGACGTTTTACGCGTATGACACACAGGTCGAGCTTCAAATATTCTACAAACGGGACTTAGATTACGACCCCGAGGAACTAGAAATACCGCTATTGCAACTATTCAAACAAAATTATTGGCAAATAAATCAAGTTAAATCTCATGTAGTCGATCCGGATACATATCAGGTGACAGCTACTTTTTATTTGTCTTATTCAAAACTTATTTAACAGAATGAAAGGAATTGATTATTAAATGGCTTACGTAGGTCTTAAATTAGCAACCATTGCCCTATTAGATGACAATGGAAAAATTGTAGCAGACGCAGACAAAGGATTAAGTGCAAATGGATTATTGGCAATTGATCACAGCATGTTGGGTTCAACCCAAGCGAACATTACGAACTTAGAAGGTGCAGTACAAACTGTATCAGGGAATAATGACTTGCAAGACAGTTATACTCAACCGGCAAAGCCTTCCATCGCGTTGACGGTTAACAACATGCCCGGAGGCATTAAGAACAAAATTCTTGGCTATACTTCTGATGGAAAGGGTGGCTATGTCTATTCAGGTAGCAAGCCTAAAGTAGGATTATTGGTTGAAACACAGACGCTGGATCGTAAGAACTCAGTTTACTTCGCGTTTGCAGTATGTAACGTTTCGGCTGCTAGTCAAAATATTCAAAGTGATACTGATACTACGATCAATCGTGAAGCTGATGCCCTCACATTTACAGCATTAACCGTAGATAGATGGAATCAACCTTACAAAAACTTTCTTGGTGCAGATGAAGGATTCAGTGAAGCAACTATGCTGGCTGATGTATTCAACGGATACACAGCCACTACTGCAGGTGGAACAGGCACAGGAAACACTGGTTCATAGAACACTTTTAAGTTTAAGTCGTCATTATGGCGGCTTTTTCTATACATAAAATTAAATTGGAGAAATCACATTATGGATATCTATTTACACGAATTTAACAAGAAATTTACGGTCAAGCAATCAAATAAGAACATGAGAAAAACCTATGAATTGCAACTCAAAATGGCTCAAACGGACGATGTTGAGGGTAAGAAGCCAATCGAACAAATCAAATTGATGTTGGAATTAACAGACGCCATGGTGGACTATGCTACGACTTTACTCAAATTGAACGCCAAGCAACAAGAGGTATTAGACGGCCTTGAAAGTGATGCCACGTTTGGATTAATTAATCACATCACACAACGGATGCTTGGTATGAGCGAACAAGAAATTAAGGACGCTGAAAACGAGGATGTGGACCCAAAAAAGTAGGGTCGCCAGCGGAACGAGTCTTCGAATGGACTAACCGAGTAGAAGATTTAAAACTGGCCGAAAAAGAAGCCATTATAAATCTCCATTGGGACTTAGATACGTACGACGAAGCAGACTATTTCGAACTGAACGACATTCTAGCGGCCAAGGAACCAAAGGATCGGGAAGTTGATCCATTGTCCCTAATCAAGTAAGAAAGGAGGAATATTAAGTGGTTAAAAAAGTACAGGCGCAGATGAGTACCGAAGTCGCACTAGATATGCTCAAAGCGAGTGAATCCATTAAGTCGATCACAACTAGAGTGAACTCATTCACCCAGTCTTGGAAAGCCTCGGAAGCTCAAATGAAGTCCGCGGGTGACTATGTAGGTGCCGCTACCGCCAAGTATGAAGGCTTAGGGAAGTCTATTACTGCTCAACAAGACAAGATTGCTAAACTGAAAAAGGGACAGTCCGAGCTGAAAGGAAGCACCGAGGAAACGGCTCAAGAGTATCTCAAGTACCAGCGTCAGATTGACCAAGCGACTACTCGATTATCCAGCTTAGAAGCCCAACAGAACCGTGCCGCTCAGTCAATGAAGTACCAAAAATCAGGTTTGGCAGGCTTACAGAATGCTTATAAGGAGTCACAACAAGCTAGTCAATTATTTGTTGATCGGCTACAAGCTGAACACAAGACTGCATCAGCCAATATTGAATCATATAAGCAATTAAAGAATAACTTATCTAATCTGAAACAACAGATGGCTATTCAACAATCCGAAGAGTCTAAATACAAGGAAAAATTAGATCAGACGACCAGTTCATACAATAAGCAATTAGCAATTGTGAAGCGGTTCGAGGACGCCAACAAACAGAACACCCAACAGTACAGAAATGCACATGACAGACTCGATCAGTTGAGTTCGAGCTTGAAACAAGCATCGGGCAATCTGGATACTGCCAGAGGTCATCTGAATAAGACGGCTACGGAGTTTGCCAAAACTAATGACGAAGCTAAGGCCATGAATCGGACGGTAAGTAAGCTCCGGCCAACTGGAATTACCCGAATTGACAATAAAATTGTAGCGTTAAAAGATCACTCCTCAATTATGGCGACAGCTGTTAAGCGGAATTTTGCTTCTATTAAGTCTGCGGCAATTAGCGCTTCTATTGGAGTGGGGATTATTGGCGGTGTACTGGTATCTGGCGCTAAAAAGGCGTCTACGTTGCAGAACACCTACGTTGAGAACACCAACTTGATGACCACTGCCGGTGAGAAGTATAAAACAGTCCAAAAAGCTGTTAACCAAATGCAACAAGATGGTCAGAAGTATTCAGTTCAATATGGTGAATCTCAAGAGAAAATTGCTTCTGGTTATCAAGAGCTGATTAAACGTGGTTACTCATCCACTCAAGCATTAGGCTCCATGAAGTCTATTCTACAAGCATCTAAGGCGTCTGGTGATGACTTTGATGACACTATGCACGTTACCACGTCAACGCTGGAAGCCTTTGGCATGAAGTCAAATAATGCGGCCACGCAAATGAAAAACACGTCTAAAGTTGCGAATACCTTAGCAATGGCGGCCGATGCTACATCTACTAACTTCTCTGATTTAGGGGTAGGAATGAGCTACGTTGGTACCACAGCCAAGCAAGCTGGTTTAAGCCTAAAAGACACTGCTAGTGCTATGGGTGTCTTGTCTAATAACGGGATTGAGTCAGACAAAGCTGGTACCGGACTAAGAAAGACAATTAACAGTTTGATTAGTCCTACTAAGACTGGTACCGATGCAATGAAGCAGTATGGCTTATCTATATCAGATTTTAAGGATAAATCAGGTAAGTTAAAAGATACAAAGACTATCTTTGATCAGATTAACAAAGCTGTTCCTAAGAAAGATCAAGCTAATTTCTTTCATAATGTATTCGGAACTACCGGACAAAATGCCGCCGCAGTATTAGCGGCTAATACTGATCAGCTGAAAAAGGTCAATGAACAAGTTGGTGGAGCCTACAAGAATAACTATGTCGGAAAACTGGCCGATAAAAATATGAAGTCGACACAAAACTCGACTAAGCAATTCAAGGAAGCCGCTCAAGCAGTTCAAATTGAATTAGGGACTGCACTCATGCCAGCACTAGCTAAGGCTGCTAAAGGAATGGCTAAGGCCTTTGAAACTAAGAATTTTCAGGCTGGATTAAAGACGTTTGCTAAAGGAATTGGGGACACCGCTAATGCCCTAGTTAGTTTTGTAGAGTTTGTGGGTAAACATGGCAAGACCATTAAAACTTTTGGCGAGATTATGCTAGGTGCCTTTGTGTCAACTAAGGTTATTTCTGGAATACTTAGGATTAAGGACGCCATAGGATTAATTAGAGTTGCACAAACTACCGCAGATTTAAAGGAATTGGGCGCTGTTGGTAAGTCAGTAGGTGCCATTAAATTAGGCGCTAAGTGGATTGGTGATAAGGCTGTATCAGCTGGCAAACTAGCTTTAAATGGCCTTAAAACGGTGGGACGTGGCATAGGTAAGGCACTCACATTCACCGCTAAGATTGCGGTCAAGGGGGCACAATTAGCCCTCAAGGGACTATTAACCGCCGCTCAAGTAACTGGACGAGGCCTTAAAACAGCCTTTATGTTCCTCAAAGCTAACCCATTTATTGCCATTATTTCAGGCGTAGCCCTAGTTGTAACTGCGCTAGTAGCCCTATATAAGCACAACAAAAAGTTTCGCAATTTCGTCAATGGAATTGCAAAGGACGCTAAGAAGTACATTGGTAAAGCCGTGGATGCTGTTAAGAGTCTTGGTAAATGGGCCGGCAATATTGGTAAAGGTGCTAAAAAAGGTTGGAATAACTTCACGAGGTCTACCTCTACCGGTGCTAAAAATGCTATTAAATCCTTTGTAAGTCTGAAAAATGACGCTGGTAAACACCTATCCAATTTGTGGAAGTCTGGTAAAACGACCTTTTCTAATGGTTGGAAGACGGTTACCAATGCCTCTAAGTCTGGTGCTCATAATGTGGGTAATTGGTTCAATAGCATGGCTAATGATACCCGTAAAAAGGCCATTCAGATGTTCAACAATCACAAAGCTACCTTTCAATCGGGCTACAAGGTACTTAATAACCTCACCAACACATGGCACGACTATCAGACGGGCAGATGGGACAAACTTGGTAGTGACTTGAAGAATACCGCTAACTCAATTCGATCATTTGTGCATAATATATTTGCCGATATGTACAATAAACTCAATCAAATGACTGGTGGTCGTTTAGGTGACATGGTAAACGCTTGGAAGTCTAAGATGTCCGCCATTGGTAACACTGTATCGGACGCCAAGGAGTCTATTCATAAGCACTTTGTGGACTTGGTTCGAGGAATCGTCAAACCCTTCAACGACATGTTATCAGGACTGGAGAAAGGCATTAATTGGGTACTTGATAAGGTTGGCGCAAGTAAGATTAGTGGCGACTGGTCAGTTCCCATGCCTAGTTACGCGCAAGGAACTAAGGACACTCATCAAGGCGGCTTAGCTAAGGTTAATGACGGTAACGGTGCTCATTATCGTGAAATGTACCACTTGCCAAATGGGCAAATCGGTATGTTTCCAGCTGTAAAGAATATGATTGTTCCACTTCCCAAAGGAACCTCTATTCTGGATGGTAATAAGTCAGCATTATTAGCTAAGATGATGGGAATTCCAGGTTACGCCAGTGGTGTGGGTGACTTCTTTAGTGGGCTCTGGAATGGTGCTAAGGACGTCTTAGACGACACCGAGGACATCTTAAAGAAACCTGCTGAGTTCATGGAATCACTTTTCAAGCATTTCTTAGGTAACACTTCTAGCAAGATTAGCCTAGCCAATGATATTCTGACTAACTTTCCGACAACTGTTGCTAAGGGCGCCGTAGACTGGATCAAGAAGCAATTCCAATCAATCGCCAATCCAACGGGCACGGGCGTAGCTCAATGGGAACCGATTATTAAAGCTGTGGCGGCCTCGATGAATTTCAATATTTCGGGTGGTCAAGTTTCCAAACTCCTGAAGCAAATCCAAACTGAGTCTGGCGGTAACGCGACTGTTAAACAGGGGATTTCGGATATTAACAGCCGCGAAGGCCATCCAGCACAAGGGTTACTACAGTTTATTCCGAGCACTTTTGCCCATTGGGCACTGAAAGGCCACACGAATATTCTCAACGGTGCTGATCAGATCATGGCTGCTATCAACGCCTTGAACCACGGCGGTGAAGGTGGTTGGTCAAATATTGGTAACGGTCATGGTTGGGAAAACGGCGGGATTGTCCGTAATTGGCAATATGCACAGATCGCCGAACACAATAAACCAGAAGCAGTTCTACCACTGGATGCCGCTAAAGATAGTCGTGCTTGGCAAGTGCTCAAGGCCGTGGTAGATGCTAAGACCGGTGGGAAGTCCCTTGATAACAATAATGCAACAACAACTACTAGTAATGCAGATGGCAAGATTGCGGAATTAACAAGTGTGGTTAACTCGATGGCTACAATGATGAAAACCATCATTAGATTGAACGCTGACCAGCTTACCGCGACTAAAGGCATCGTGGGCTACGACAGCTCGAAGGTTTATCGACAACAGTCGACGGACCAAAGCCTAGCTAGTTTTCAATCATTCAGTTAGGAGGTGGGATTGATTGCTAAAACCAACAATGTATTTACTACCACCAGGAAGTGATACTGAAATTAGTTGCGAGAATATTACCAGTGATTTCACCTTTTTGGGTGATGATAGTGACCCCTTATTAACGAATACTTATGGTATTGATGACGGCTTAGATGGGGCTGCATATGTTATTCAGCAACGTACACAGAATGTAATCAACGCTAAGTTCATGCTTAGGTTCAGTGACTACTATGACTATCAAATGAAAAAACATACGCTAGCGAAGTTCTTTGCACAAAAAGGTTTATACCGGATTCGAACCGATGCCGAACCGGCGATCGTTAAATATGTCTATGCGGGTAATTTTACGGTTGCTCCCACGGAGGATGGTAGTAATACAGCACTTATAACAATCCCCTTTGATAATCCGAGTGGCTTAAAATACTCACTAGGTTATTCAGACGATGTGATGGACTATGACCATGGACTTTGGCAAATGGGCATGAACTTACCCATGAATAAGTCCTTACAGTATGAGTACAACGCGACCAGATCATTTCAGATATACAACGCCAGTGACATTGAAGTAAATCCTATTCAACATCACGATTTACAGGTCATCGTTAAGAATACGACTGGTCAAGTTAGGATTGAGAATACAACAACGGGGAACTACGTTGCATATAACGGAACATTAACCACTACGGATCAACTCGTGTGGGACGGGGTCAACTTGTATTTGAATGGTCAGCTAGCCAATAATAGTACAGATTTTACGTACTTAACTTTGGCCCCTGGCTACAACGACATAAAAATAATTAGTACGGCGGATTTAGATATTGATTTCCATTTCCGCTTTATCTATCTGAATTAAGAGACTATTACAGTCTCTTTTTTCGTACATATTTAATAATCAAGAAAGGAGCTGGTAGTTTGGCACCCTTGGATGCAATTCACAACCACCGTTATGTATACTTTGGTTTCTATGCCGATCCAACGCCCACGAACGTGTGGAATGCAGTTCCCGCAATGGCCTACTCGGATAATTTAGTGAATTGGAACAGTGTCGCATATTTTACAGATCAGTTAGGCAGTTTACGGGATATCAATGTTAAAAAGATTGGTGATTACTACTACGTTATTGGCACCTATGCTTTATACCGCACCACTAATTTTGTGACGTTTGAAGGACTCGATCTTAATTTAGGTGATTTTAACACCATCTGGGCACCGGAAATCTTTACTGATTTAGCTGGTAATAGCCATATTGTTTACTGTGCGAATACTAGCAGTGACGCTAATTTCAAGCTGTATATTGCTGATCTAAGTAGCGATGGAGTGGTTAACCAACCAGCACAGCCCATCACATGGAATGAAGGTCAACTAGGCAACGTCAGAAATATTGATCCGGATATTTATATCCAAGATGGTGTCTACTATCTAACTACGGCCGGTAATTACCTCTACAAATCGAGTAACTATCTCGGACCCTATGACCGGGTAAAAGTCAATTTTGCACCGACACCACAATACTACGGGCAATTAGAAAGTGGCATTAGTCATTGGGTTGAAGCTCCACAGATGTTTCGTGATGGAAACAATGTTCGGTTATTTGCGGATGATCCTACTGGCAATGGTTTAGTCTTTCAATCAGCCTACCAAGGTGACCTCACTACTTGGAGCACCCGGCAACAGACTATTTGCCCAGAGTTTGTCATGCGACATGGTTGTATTTTAGTTAACGAAGCGGTAGCACCCGCCTTAGTTGATGAAGAAATTAATGATGAAGCTGAGTTTGATCCGATCATGACAATCCAAGCGCACAACAGCGATCAGAAAATCCCACTTACTTGCTACGAAGCCAATACCTTTAACTATCAGTACGAAAACAACCAGACTAATCAGATTCAATTTACCGCGTATGACGATGGTTCACCAAGTTTTAGCGCGTTAGGGATTGAAAGTTTAATCACTTTTAACGGTGATTTATTTGTTGTGAAACAGATTCAGCCAACTTTGACGGGTGTCAATCTACCACAGGTCACCGCAATCCAATATGTCAACAGTGAGATCAGTCGAATCTTTCAGCATAACGTGCAAACGGGTACCTTAACGTACACGGTACAAGATGTGCTTAATTATTGGTTAAGTGATAGTTCAGTTAACTTCCTAGGCTTTAGCTATACGGTGCATGGCGACTTTGATAGTCAGCAGATTCAAGATTTAGGTAATGGTAGTGGATCAGATATGACCAGTAAGATCATTGATACCTGGTCAGGCACGATTATACGACCAATTGGCAAGGTTATTCATGTGTACTCTGCAGATGCCTTTGTTAAGCAATCGCAAAAGCGGATTGATTACCTTCATGATACCTCGGAGATCGATTTAGCGATCGATTCCACCGGCGTGTACAACCAAGTGAAGTGTATTGGCGCAACAGTCGATACTTCCACCACCGATACGTCGACAGATGATAGTAGTGATGACGACACAGATACCACTGATTCAAGTACAACTGATTCAGATACGGAAACTTACTATTTTGAGCCGTTCTTTGTACAAGATGATACCTCAATCAGCAACTGGGGATTACATCCAATGGCCGATCTAAGTGCTGATGATGTCAAAGATGTAGACACCATGAGGGCTCGTGCACTGGCTCAATTACAAGCTGATCCGATCATTACCACTACCATCACGATGATTAGTAATAAACAGCCGATTCCGGGGGAGAAAGCGCGGCTAAATATCCAGACGATGGACTATTCTACTGATGTAACCGTAGTGAGCTTCACTTGGTACCCCTTTAGCCAGGCACAGCAGACACAAATTTCGTACGATAATTTACCGGCTTCGATCTTGCACCAAAAGAACAACCGAAACACGCTAGCTGAATTGAACAAAATACGGGAACAATTAGGCAACATTCCACAGTTGTTTTATGGAAATGAAGACCCCAGCACCACGAACACAATCAAGAATGGTGCCATTTGGATTAAGCCGATTGAAGCAACCAGTGAAGGAGATGGTTAAATGGCAGACACGAGTTCAGATGTTGCAGGCTTTATTTCGGATAAGACTGCTACGGCTATTCAGCAAACATGGGTAAATGGCAAATGGGTTAATTTAGCCGATACCAACCAGCGTAATAACATGCAGACGGCACTCAACAAAGTTGGCAAACAGGTTGAGGAACAACAAGCTGGGATAGCCGATGCACAGGACGTAGCCAGTGCTGCAATGAGTTCGGCTAGTGCCGCAATCGAATCTAGCAAGGTTAACAGCCAAGCAATTGCAGATAATTCAAGCGCTGTAAATGAGGCCAAAGCAGATGCAGCCAATGCGTTTGATCAAGCTAAATCAGCAATGTCTGCGGCTACAAGTAATAGTTCTGCAATAAGTACGTTAGATAGCTCCGTTTCTAGTAGCCTAAGCAGTGCAAATGATCGAATTAATGAGGCTAAGTCAGCAATAAGCGCTAATCAAGCTGCGATAACTAGTGCTCAGAGTGTAGCCAATAATGCTAAATCAGCATCAATAGTAGCTACGGACACCGCAAGCCAAGCAAGTGTAACAGCTGTTGACGCTAAATCAAATGCGCTAATTGCAAATCAAACAGCTAGTCAAGCCAGTGTAACCGCAGTTAATGCACAATCAGAAGTTAATACAATTAGTGTAACGGCTTCGGAAACAAAAGCAGCATTGAGCAATGCCCAAGGCGACATTAGTGCCTTACGAGTCTCCGCTAGTCAGGCCAGCCTAGACATTGCCAGCAATTCCTCTGCGGTAGCCAGTGTGACAGCAACAGCTAAAGAGTTGCAGACTACCGTATCTGGCAACAGTAGTGCTATTTCAGGACTTAAAACTACCATGGCAAGCCAAGCAACACAGCTATCCCAAACGGCGAGTGAAGTAGCGTTAAAAGCCGACCAGACAGCATTAGACACACTTAATGGCACCGTAAAAGCTAATTCTGCGGCAATTAGTGTGCAGGCTGACGAGATTAAGCAAAAAGTAACTTCATCGGACGTGCAAGGCCTTTTAAATAAGGGTGGGTATGCAACCCAAACATGGACTAGCAGCCAGATTGATTTAGCTTCTAACAAATTTAGTCTTAATCTAAGTGCCTTACAAACGCAGGTTGATAATAGTGCAGTTGGTACCAACCTATTAACAGGTACTGCGGATTTTAGTTCTAATTGGAGTGGACAGTCCTCAGTCTCCACAACTACAGAATACAATGGATACTCTAGTATGGTGTTTACCTCAAGTAGTCAACAACTGGCTTCTCAAAAAGTAGGAAAACTACAAAATTCAACTCAATATATTGCTAGTTTTTGGGCTAAAGCTGATAATGCAGGAGATAAAGCACATACAGAATTATGGGGGTCTATCGGCATAACCAATTTTGTATTAACCACGAATTGGGTACGCTATACCGCGGTATTAACCAGCTATTCTGATGCTAGCACTAATTCATCACATGCTAGGTGTTATTTTGGAGTTCCTACTGGGAATAAAGGAAATGTTTATATTGCTTTGCCAAAGCTCGAAAAGGGTAGCGTAGCAACTGATTGGTGTCCTAATCTAGCAGATAACGCCTCGGTTACTAGTGTGACTAATCTAGAAGCCACTGTAGATGGGCTACAAACTACGGTCTCAAACAAGGTTAACACCACAGATTACAATTCCAAGATGACGCAGTTAAGTAACTTGATCGATAGCAAAGTTAGCACAGCGGATTACAACGCCGAAGTTGCTATTCTCGCGAATGATATTGGCCTCAAGGTTGCTAAAGGTGATGTAGTCTCGCAAATAAACGAAGAAGCCGGCGGTAATACTCTTATTCAAGTGGCCTCTGGTAAGGGTAAGTTATATTTAGACGCCGCATCCACTGTATTTGGTGGCACCGCGTTTATCACCGATGCGATGATTACTAGCCTTAACGCCGACAAGATCGTAGCTGGAACAATTAAAGGTAGCTTAATTGAATCTAACTCAATAACTGCCGATAAAATGGCAGCTAACTTTTTCCAAGTAGGTTTAGACGATTACGGAGGCAACATCAAGATTACACCAGATACTATTCAAGTTTACACTCCAGGCGTTCAAGATCCCACCATGGTGCTAACACGCGATGGCCTAGGTTTCAGGGATAGAACTACCGCGGAACAACTGGGCGAGATTTATGGTGGGCCGATGTACAACAATGATCCTTATTATAACGGGATTCAAATTGGACTATTTCCCAATGATGATCTGTTTACCATAGAAAAAGTCGCTGCGGATAATACAACGACACCACTTTTTATCTGGTCCGAATCTAATAAGTCGGATCAGCACGGAATTGAACAGGGTTTTAACTTTAATGACTTTGTGACTATGAACAAGGGCTTAATTATGCGCGATAAAATATGGGACAACTGGGGTGACGTTAATTTTCATGTCGAAAACTATAATGGTGCCGGGGTGGCATTGATCAATGATGCTGGTGCCGGAGTCTGCTTTGGTAATGATGGTCACTTGTATTTTCTCAATAAAAATAAATATGTTGATTCAGTCACTGCACTAAATATTACGGGGGTTTAACTTAAAATGAAAATCACGCTAAAAAATGAACTATTAGTCCCATGCATCAACCTTCTACAGAATATGAAATTACGAGGTTCTGCAAGTCGAGCGCGCACTAAGTTGGTTAATCTAATGCTTACTACAATCAACGAACTTAGCAACTCGGAACTAGCACTCATTAAGGAATATGGGGAACTAGATGAGTCGGGGAACCCCATCAAATCAGAAAATGGTAGTTACAAAATTAAGCCAGATGTTTTAGCAGAATTTAACGCTGAACATCTGGTTTTATTGAATGAAAATGCAGAAATAGCCGGGCCAACTTATGAAGGCCATCTCAAGGATTGCTTAGATTTTCTAAATAACTATGATGGTGAACTATCCGGAACCGATGCACAAGCCTACGATGCTTTGCTAGACGCCTTAGAAAGTGAGGAAAAGTAATGAATACGAAAGTAACAACGATTTCATACAACTTAGATCAAAGCGGGGTAACTCAATCAATCACCGTAGTAATCGCGGGCTATGAAAACAAAGAATCACTCACGGCGACAGTGATTATTATTCAAACTGATTTAGCAACTGATAAGACTTTTGATGACTTAACGCGCAAAGAGATCGAATCAATTGCACGTGGTAAGGCTGCTACTTATGCGCAAGGAGTCACCGGAACCAATGAAGCTCAAGGCTAGGAAGGTGATATTAAATGGCGACAATTAAAACACTCGATTTAAAGGACGAACCAACTACATTTCAAAATGAAAATGCCTATGAACAGAAAAATTACAATTGGGCACAGTTAAGAAGTTATGGCCCGTATCTAGCAAGTTTTATTACTAACAGTTTCGCAGATTATGACACCCACTTGAATAACTTGATTAGTGGGGTTAGCCAACCCAGTGAGGTAGTTGACGCCCGACTTAGTTCTGATGGGACTACTTACGCAACCCTAAAATCCCGTTTGGATAACATTGAAAATACTAAGACAAGCTATGTAGATAGTGCTGAATTAGATGATGTCGCCCAAACCATTCGGTTAACTGATATATCCGCCACCAGTTCACCAATCAGGATTGTATCAAGCGTCGTGCTCAGTACTACAAATAAAGACACTGGTGAAGGACTAGTTATTATGCCAACCGCTAGTCTCTCAATAACGGAAGGTGATGCAATTGGTTAAAAGTACAAAGTTGACAGAGACTGATGGCAAGATTACTCGTCAAGTCTACCCAGAAACCCACGCTAGTGTGGTTATAGGATTGCATGAAGCCATTGATGAGGAAGCCGGCGGATCAAACAATATCCTTGCAGACGGGCAAGACTTAGACAAGCTCACATCGGACAACGCTACTACTGGTTCTAAGACATTCATTTTAAATGGTGGCACTTACCAAAATAGCCCATCTGGGTTCAGTGGCTATGGCGTGTTGGAACTAACAGATATTAATGCAAACACATCAGTACAGCGGATTTATGACTCACATGGAAACCTGTTTGTTCGTGGCGCTGGTGGAGACAATAAGACTTATAATTCATGGCTCACTAAATAAGGAGGAACTTTTTAAATGACGAACACAATTAAAACGTATCTGGAAGATGATTCAGGCAACGCAATTAGACCCGCAACTGATTGGAGTGTAGTTGAGAATGCCCCGGACTTTGCCAGTCAAATTCAAGATGTTAAGAATGGCCTTACTGGTGATTCAGGAACGTGGACTGATTCAGGGTTACAAATGTTGAGTGGAACCACGATTGACTCCGGCAATGGCTTGAAGTACAAGTTTATCCATATTGGCGCCTACAAAACATTGATGATTGCTGGAGCGGTTAATTTACCGGCTATTAAAGCACACCAAACAATTGATGTTTTGTCGGTACCAGTTCCTGATTGGTGGGAAACCAATAACAATTATGCTGAAATGGTCAGCAATGCACTAGTGCCATTAAATGAGGACCTCGCCATGGGCTGGTTCCATTTCCACGATGGTAAGCTAACTTGCAACAACTCATGGGGCAGTAAAGATTATGCCGGTGGTTGGTTCGAAGTTTACTTCCAAGTCACTTGCTAGGAGGCGAGCCGATGGCAGATAAAGAAGATGTAAATGTGATTGATTTATTGATGGATATTCAGCAACGTTTAGTAAAGGTTGAAACCAATACTAGTGGCGTCAATGAAACCACTAAAAAAGCCGATGAAGCTTATACAATCGCCAAGCAAAATGAAGCTGATATTAAGGATTTAAAATCAAATAGTCAGTGGTGGTCACGCACAATGTGGGTGGCCATTGTTTTGCCAGTCGCGTTATTTATTGTAGAGAACTTTTTGATGAAATAAGGAGGAAATGTAATTATGAACGTCCAAAATATTGCGGATTTACTCGTGTCATTATTCGTTGTAATTGTCCCCGTGATTGGGGGCTTTGTCACTAAGCATGTACTAGCGAATAAGAAAGTAGTTAGTTTACTGCAAACTGCTGAACCATTGGCGAAAACAGGCGTTGTACTAGCTGAACAAGCTGGGGTAACAAACTATCTCACCAGTGAAGCCAAGAAATCTAAAGCCGTTGCCTATGTCCTAGCAGAACTCAAAAAGCTAGGTTTCACTACGGTCGATGAAACAACCATTGCCAGTGTTGTCGAAAAACAATTCGCTGAATCAAAACAGGAAATTGAAGCCGCTTATCCGCAAAAGACAGCCCAACAAGTTGCCCAAGAACAGGCAGACGCCCAAGCAAAGGCGAAAGCGGCAGAGTTGCAACAAGCACAAGCGGATTTGGTAGCGGCACAAGCCAAGGTAACGAGCCTCACGCAAGCACAATAGGAGGTAACTTAGTTGAATAAGATTAAACGATTAGTCATCACGTCTGTGGTGGCTTTTTTAGTATTAATTGGGATTGGTGGAACAGCTCAGGCGGCCCGCACCGATATGCTGGATCTGTCTGATTACAATAACAATGGTCAGGCTTTAACTACACAGCAGTTTGTCAATCTACGTAATAACTACGGGATCAAAGCTGTCACGGTTAAGATTAGTGAGGGCCAGACGTGGAATGCATCGACAGCACGGGCTAATATTAGTGATGCTAGTCAAGCCGGATTGTATACAAACGGCTACCATTTTGCCCGTTATAATTCAGTTTACACAGCTCAAATTGAAGCACGGCACGCAGTACAACAGGCTAAAATTGATGGCTTAGGTGTTGGCTCTGTGATTGTAACGGATGCAGAAAGTTCAGCACAATCAAAAGTAAGTAAAGCTACTAACGATCAAGCTAACAATGCTTATGCTCAGGTTATTCAGCAAGCTGGCTACCGTTCAGACATCTACACAATGAGTAGCTGGGTTAATACTAAGATGACTGTTGCTGATGGGACTGGTTGGATTGCCTATTATCCATACCGCGTCACAATTGATCGGTACACTAGTAATCACGCATGGCAATTCAGCTCCACGATGACCTTTACAGGCTTGTCAGGGCGCTATGACGTTAGCCAATTGCACGATAACTATTACACAGCCAACACGGATAAAAATGCTGTGATTAGTAACGCCCAGACGGCACATGTCGCTCCCCAGGTAGTCAATAAGGGAGCTAAGGCTAAATCAGCTAAGCTAGTGGTTGACGGTATTCCGGGTTATCACACGTACCTAAAATTACAGCAGCTTTACGGTATGCGATACCAAGATGGCAAGATTAGTAAACCATCAGCGACTGTTAGAGTAATTCAGAAGCACGTAGGTGTTACTCAAGACGGTTACTTCGGCCCAGTTACTTATCGGGCTATGCAACGTAAGCTTGGGACACCAGTTGATGGCAAGGTGAGTCGTCCATCTCTAATGTGGAAACAGATTCAACGAGATGTTAATAATGGTGTGAAACCGTTTTAAATTGTGATATGATGGGTATCAAGCCTAAGTATTAAACAATTCAACGATTAACATTTAGCCTCAGTCCTTAACGGGATTGGGGCTTTTTTTGTTTGCTCTCAAACGCATTCTGCGGCAATTTTAAATCAAAAGACGTACAAGTATACGAAAACAGGCCTCTCAGTTAATCGCTGGGGAGCCTGCTTTTTTATTTTGCATAAAAATAGCACCTATACCAATATTGGTATAGGTGCTACGTACTCTATTTTATTCTTGGGGACTTTCTGGGGACAAACTACATGTTTTTAAGTGGTTTTAAGTGATGTTAAAAAAATAAAAAGCCTATTTTAACGCGTTTTAGCACACTTTACAGAGTGAGGATTGGTCTTACAAAAAATACAATCGTCCATTTAAATCGCTCCATTCCGGTGTTTTGATTGTGCCTTGGGGACAATTGGGGACTTTGACAATATTTCAACCGTTTTGTCCGCTTCTTTTGACCGTTCCTCGGATAGCATGTGCGAGTATACCAATTGTGTAATTGCAGTGTTTGCATGTCCCAATCTTTCGGATACATAATTAACACTGACACCTTTATACAACAGGTAAGAAGCATGTGAATGGCGTAAACCGTGCACTGTAATCTGTGGTAATTTAAGAGCTTTCAACACTTTTTTAAGATGTTGCTCAACTGGATAGAGTGTACTTGTGAAGTACCGTTCTGATTTCTTACGATCTTTCTGATCCACCAGTAGTTGAGCCAACTCATGAGTTATTTTCACGTTACGTGTGCTTGTTTTAGTCTTAGGTTTGGTCATTGTGTGGATTGCGGTCGAATATGTCTTAGTAATCGCAATTGAATCAAATAAGGCATTAATGTCATTATAATTCAAAGCAAGAGCTTCGCCAACTCGCATACCCGTTTCCAATAAAACTAGAAGTACTAAGTTTGCATCATATTCTGCGTAGTGAGCAAACAAATAATTTTGTAGTTTTTCAAAATC